TTAATGATCTTGTTTAGATCGTTTTCCTTCTTCAGGAACCTTAGGTTAAACATCAGCCTTCATGTTTTTTGGGACTAACTTTAAGATTACTGTTATGGATCGGAGAGGTTGCTCCTGATACAGCTAACTCTTCGGCTAACATATCAGCAGTTGAAGCTAACTTAACTTGCCCATCCTCATTCTCAATGACTGTGATCCCAGAGGAGGCAAGCTCTTCTTGATTCTCTTTAGCGTACTTTTGTACCATCTCTGATAGCTGTTGGTTCAAGGATTCAATCCCTGTCACAAAGACGGTCTTGATGAACGCATCATCTGTAATCTCTTGGGGTTTACACACATCAGAGAAATTCTTAAAGGCTTGTGCCTCATCCTTCGAAAGTTTAATTTGTAGTTTCATACGATTCCTTTTCCGTTCGTCAATACGGATATTCCATTTACTGACATCTAATTTAATGTTTGTTTGTTCGGGATCCATTTCACTATTATAGTGTAGGTGATTAATTATGGAAGACAATTACGATATTTCTGGGCTAAAGAAAAAAAAGAAGGTGAACAGCAGGGCAAAGGGTAGTACCTTTGAACGGCAAATAGCCAAGACATTTAATGATAGATTCAACACCACGGAATTTTCACGAAGTCCTGGATCAGGTGCATTCGCCACAACACATACTCTACCTGATTACCTTAAAATTTATGGGGATTTAATCACACCACAGAACTTTAAATACTGTATAGAATGCAAGAAAGGATACAATAAGGAAAACTTATATAGTCTATATAATTATAGTAGCGACTTCTGGGGTTTTTTAGATCAATGTCTAAAAGATTCAAAGAAATGCGGCAAGATCCCAATGGTGATATACAAGCAGGACAGACAGCCTACACTAGCTATAGTACCTAACTATGTTAAGGTCAATATGTTACAGCAGTACATAGAGATACAAAAACAAGAGGATCCATTTAATTTAAGGGTGTACAGGATCTATAAACTAGATGATTTGTTAAACGATTACGACTCTATGTGGTTTACTTGAGAAGAGTTTCAAGTAATTTCATCTGACCTTTTAAGAACTTTTCAATAGTTGAGTCTTCTATCCCAGCCTCATCTGAAGTAGCAGGAGTTAGACTATCAACTCTATTAAATGCTTGAACCGTTTCCGCATCAATCGAAGTTTCGCTCCTAGTCTCTGCTTGTCTCTCGTCAGAACCCTTAGGACCTGTAGACTCTCTTGTTTGGCCGTATGTAACTTTAGTTTTTGGAGGACCAGGAGTAGTAAGTGTAACAGTATGCCCTGAAATGTTCACTTCTAGAGTAGAGGGATCCGCATTATTAGCATCACAAATAGATTGTAATGGACCATTATGATTTATCGAGGCAGTCGCTCCTGTGTTGTCAGTAATAACTTGAGTTAGTGGTGTAGCATTTGCACCAGAGATTAGTGCTGATTTAACCAGAGCATCTTTAGCAGCTTGAGCCTTCTTGGGATCATCTCCATTAATAGCTTCTGAATACATATAAAACCTAGCATCCCTTGAAGCAACTTCACGCAACCTTCGTTGATTTGTATTAGTTGTAAAATCACGGGCCTTTCCTTTCTCATCAAACATTGCATCAGCTAAAGGTCCTTTTGATTGCTTCGAAATCTCAGAAAAGGGCAATGCGGCTCTCACAATATCTACCAAGCCTTCAATAACACTTGCTGGAGTTTGTATCTTGGTGTCTCCATTGGAGTTAGTGTAGGTTGAAGTCTCAGTCAACCCAGAAGTATCAGCCTCAATTTTATTTTCAACCTCATCATAAAATGCTAAAGCTTTCTCTTCACGATCAGATCCATTAGCCTTATCGCCTCCATACTGCATTTTTTGCATCTTAGCATAGAACCTTGGATCAAAATCGGAATCAGCAGCATCAACCTCGCCACTCATAATTGCTCGTTGTCTAGAGATCTTTCCAATCTCTCCCTGTTTGACTTTTCCTGTACTAATAAGTCTCTTCTGACCAACACCTAGCTTAAGCATTCCTGACTCATCATCAATGTCATCTTTCGGCACAGGGATATCTAACTGGGCACACGCTCTTTCTAGTCTAGCTTTACCCTCTTTATCATTTGTATAAAGGAGTTCTGTATCAGCACGATTTCCTGTGCCTCCTTCTTTCCCAGCTTTTCTAGCACCGTCTGCATCCACCGCTTTAATGAATGCTCTTTGGTATCTCAATTCTGTTAGGAACCAATTCTGCATTTGTACGGGATCAGAAGCTATACCTGCTTGTTCCAATAAGACTGATTCTTCAAAGTTAGCATCAAAATCTAAAGCTACATCTTCCTCTACAGCTTGCGTTGCAGCGTATTCCTTTAACAGTCGCCTTCTTTTTTCAATTTGTTCTATGATGCCAGACTCTCTCATTATCTTCAGAGTGTCCTCTGTGTTTTCAGCTTTATTAAGTTGAACTCCAATTAACATAATGAGTTCATTCATAGTTCCTTTAATTGCATTTATAGCTTTACCATTGACAGCTTTCGCGTATACTTGAGTATATGCATCATCGGTTGTACCACACTTATCCTTCATCATAGTAAAGGCAAGGTTTTGGAGAGCGTTTGGAGCAATCGCCATCCCTTCTCTTGTATCTTGTCCAAAGAACAGCATTTTATCGTCAACTTTACCTACACGAAACTGCATACCAGCACAGTTACAGCTATCGGGGTTCGGACCCAAAGCAGCAGCAGCGTTTCCTTTTGCTTCTGGACTACAGTTTAGAAAATCAGTTAAGGCTGCATGAGATTCTGCAATTTCTTCTACAAGCTCTGCGCTCGGCTTGTCGAGCAGAGCGGGATCATCGTCTCGTCTGTTGGCTTTCGGGTCAAAGGTTCCTTCTTGTTTAGTTTCAGGACCAGACTCTCCCCTGACCGTCTCGCCATCCAGCCCTGCACCAAAGCCTTGACCATGCCTGTTTATTTCAGATTCCTGTTCAAAAAATCCTCGATCACCAGTTCTAACCCCTTGCATATTAGCAAGTTTACGTTCAAAAGCAGCAGCCCCCATGCCACCTATGTAGGTTCCTGGGCTATCGCATAACTTCTGCATCTGTGGGTCTTTTTTTACAGCCTCGGGGTGCGAGTCACACATCTTTTTTACCGAGGCAGCAGACCTATCAAGAGCAGCTACTACCCCTTTAATCTCGTCCCCATCATGGCCCAGTAATTCTAAAGTTCCCCCATGCTGACCCTGCATAGCTGTGATTCCATCCAGTCGAGCCTGTTCTGCTTCTTGTTCCATCTCAGCGTCAGACTGTACCTTCTCGTCTGCACTAGTCATCTCTGTGTTATCAGAGCCCAAAGCTTTAACAAATAATTTACGAGCGTCTACACTATTTTTTTTAACTGATTCAGTAGCGTTTGGACCAGCCTGCACAGACCTCCAACTCGGGCGACCGTTTGATGGAAGCCCCCAAACCTTTACAGTCCCATATGACTCCGACTCCTGGGCTGTTTTAGTTCCCTTTGCCTTCCCCACACCTACATAAATTTTAAGCGAGTTAGAAATTTCACCATTAACTAGTGTAACATCTCCACCTGCTCCTGCCGAAGAATCATCAGAGGCTTGTTCTGGGGCGTTAGCAATGGCATCTTGTGCTGCTGCCTCGGCTGCTTGATTCCCCTCTGGTGTCTGCGCCCCATCAGGCTCTTTAACCTCATCCTCTTCGTTAATATAAGTAAGTTTAAAGGTACGCTTCTTTAGCTTGGTGTAGCTCTCTAATAGTTCTGAAAAGTAATCCATATTATATTATAGCC